TGGACACGAAGACCCCTACATGCCTTCTGTTGGAAACCTGACGCCGTTATAGAACCCTTAGAGGACATTATATACTGGGATTGCTTTTCACCTTATGTGGACGTTCAGAGACGGCATAGGTTGGCAGGATTGAATGCTGAACTCATCCGTCCTGATGGTAAGAAGGTTGTCGGTAGTTATATGTTCACCTTGGATTGGTCTTGGGAGAATAAAGGTGTGATGGATCTTAATTTCTCAGAGACACCAGAACATAAGTGTGCTCATCTGTTTAAGATGGAGAATGGTAATTACTATGCATATCCAAACAATCGTATCATTTGGTATGATGATGCATGGACATTCAATCGAATTAAACAGAACCCTGGATATGAGATTGATCTAACGGTATATTCAGTTGAAAACAAACGTAAGATTGAAACCAGTGATGAGTACATCTATGAGGTCACTCACCTAGATAATGAAGGTCTATCGAAGTAATCAATCATGAGTGAAGACAACCTGTTGAGGGAGATTGCTAATGACAAACTCACCCCAAAGAAAAAGAAAGAAGTCAACACTGACGGTCTTTTTGAAACAACTGATTGTTCTGATCCCGATCATATTTGTACTTGTGGTTCTGAACAGATAACGTTAAACGAATTCTGAAAATAAGTGTCTAAATAAAGACAGTATTCCTGTATCATTGTGCCGTTAGAAAGGGTCAGTCAAGGATTTAAAGACATTAGCGCTTCATTTCAGATCAACCCTCTGAGCAATGATTTGATTGCGGTTACTAATACCAATGCAATTGCAAGGTCTGTTCGTAATTTAATCCTTACAAAGAAAGGAGAGAAACCATTTGAACCTAATCTTGGTTCAGGTGTTTATGATCTCCTTTTTGAGAACATGGATAAACAGACTGCAACTGTAATTCGTGATGAGATTATATTAGTACTTGAGAACTATGAACCAAGGATAGAGATTATCGAAGTTCTAGTCAAACCAAATTACGATGAAGGAGTGATGGATGTCACTCTTCAGTATGAAGTTGTCGGTATCGATGTACCCGCACAGGAATTAACGTTAGCATTAGAACCCACTAGGTAAATGCCTTTAGTCAATTTTAGTAACTTAGATTTTGATCAGATAAAGACTTCGATTAAGGATTACCTTAAGGCGAATTCAAACTTTACTGATTACGATTTTGAAGGGTCCAACCTTTCAACTATTATCGATGTGTTAGCTTATAACACATACATGACTTCATATAACACCAACATGGTGTCAAATGAAGTATTCATTGATAGTGCCACGTTGAGACAGAACGTCGTCTCCTTGGCAAGAAACATTGGATACCTTCCGAGATCTAGGAAAGCATCGAAAGCAAATATAAGTTTTAACGTTGACGTTAGAAATACAAGTGCGGCATCACTTACATTAAAGGCTGGTATCTGTCTGACCACAACCACACGATTCCAAAACGCCAACTTCACCTTCCTTATACCAGCAGACATTACAGTTCCTGTAGAATCTGATGGTTTTGCAAGATTTAAAGATATTGAAGTTTATGAAGGAACTTGGATTACTCAAACATTCAGTGTAAGTTCCAGACTTCCTAACCAGAAGTTTATTCTTTCTAATGCAGGTATTGATACTGACCTCATTAGTGTAATTGTAAAAGAGTCTGAGACCTCTACAATCCAACAGAAATATACATTATCTGACAGTTTATTCGACGTAACAAAGAATTCACCAATATATTATCTCAAAGAAGTAAGTGATGAGAGATATGAAATCTTGTTTGGTGATGGTGTATTTGGTAAAAAGTTAGAAGAACCAAACTTTGTTGAGATCAGTTATCCTGTTTGTGCAGGACCAACTTCTGATGGTCTTGATAGGTTTAGATTCTCTGGTAGTATTGTTGATAACAATGGTATCGTTATTAACAACGGTATCTCACTGATCACCACTAATACACCATCATATGGTGGAAAAGATATTGAAAGTACTGAGTCTATCAAAAAGTATGCGACTCAGATTTACGCTTCACAGAACAGAGCTGTAACAGCATCAGATTACGAAGCGATTGTTCCTATATTATATCCTGAAACTGAATCTGTATCAGCATTTGGTGGTGAGGTATTGACACCTCCAGCATTTGGTAAGGTATTCATCAGTGTCAAACCAAACAATGGTGTATTCCTTTCTGAGGATATCAAAGAGAACCTCATCAGTGATCTGAAGAAATATTCAGTTGTTGGTATTGTCCCAGAGATTGTTGATCTTAAGTATCTGTACTTAGAGACTGACGTAAAGGCATACTACAATACAGATGTCGCACCTTCTGCAGCTTTTGTTAGATCATTGGTCCTTCAGAATATTGATGACTATTCAAACTCCAAGGGTCTGAATCAGTTCGGTGCAAGGTTTAAGTATAGTAAATTCCAGAAGATTGTTGACGATAGTCACTCTTCAATCACTTCAAACATCACCACAGTGATCATGAGAAGGGATATGGAACCTGTGTTAAATAGTTTCACCGAATACGAAATTTGTTACGGAAATCGTTTTCATGTTAAGAGTGAAACAGGTTACAACATCAAATCGTCAGGGTTCAGAGTAAGTGGTATCAGTGATACGGTTTACCTTGGTGATTCACCAAACCCTGGTCTAGAGACAGGAACTATCTTCTTGTTCAAATTAGATTCACCAACTGAACCTGTTGTACTGAGACAATCGATTGGAACAATTGATTATGTAAAAGGTGAGATCAAACTGAACCCAATTAATATTATTTCTACAAGTATCAATAGATCAGTTCCATTGGTTGAGATTTCAGTATCACCATATTCAAATGATGTAATTGGTTATCAAGATCTCTACTTACAATTAGATTCTTCTTCTAGTACTGTAAGTACTATCGCTGATAACATTTCATCGGGTAATGATGTTTCTGGTACAAATTACTTAGTATCATCCAGTTATACAAACGGATCTCTCATCAGAAGTTAAAGAATGTCAGTAGATAGAATCAAGTTCCAGAATATTGTCGAGAGTCAAGTTCCCGACTATGTTAGAGACGATTTTCCACTTCTCCCTGAGTTTCTGAAACAATATTATGTTTCACAGGAATTTGAGAGTGGAACGTATGACATTGTCCAAAATATCGATCAATATATTAAGGTTGAACAGTTAACTGATCTGACAACCTCTACGGTTCTTGGTGCTAACTTATCATATACTGACACAACAATTACAACTGATTTTGGAGGTAACTTCACTGAAGGATTTCCAACTAGAGATGGATTGATTCAGATTGATGATGAGATCATTTATTATGAGTATAAGACAGAAACAACTTTCGAAAATTGTAAAAGGGGTTTTAGCGCAGTAACCTCATATGAAGGAACGAATACTCCTGATGTATTGGAGTTCACTTCAACAGCAGCAGATACTCATACTGCACAAGCAGAGATTAAGAATTTAAGTATTCTCTTCCTGCAAAGATTTTTAACTAAGGTTAAAACCCAAGTTCTTCCTGGGTTTGAGGACAGAACTTTATATACAGGACTGGATCAAGAGAACTTCATCTATAATGCCGACAGTTTCTACAAATCAAAAGGTACTGATCAGTCTTTTGAAATTCTTTTCAGAGCACTCTTTGGTGAGGATGTAGAAGTTGTCAGACCAAGTGAGTATCTGTTAAGACCCTCTAATGCAAACTTTAAGGTAACCACAGATATTATTGTTGAGAAGTTCCTTGGTGATCCAATGGACCTTAGGAATAGAACTCTTTTCCAGGATAGTACTGGAGCTAGAGGTTCTGTCAGTAATGTTAGACCAGTTGTCTATAATGGAAAGACTTATTACCAGGTCAGTCTTGACCTTGGTTACGATAGAGATATTGATGTAAACGGAACTGTCTTCTCATCATTCAAACCAAACCAGAAGACAAAGATTCTGAATGATGTTTCTATCGGTTCAACAGTTATTGATGTAGATTCAACCATTGGTTTCCCACAGTCTGGAAGACTTGATACCACAGATATTGATGCTGCAGATTATATTGTCACATTCTCCACCAAGAATGACAACCAGTTCTTCAATGTTCCTGCAGTAACTAGTAAGATTTCGAAAGGAACAGATATTACGTTCTTTGATCTTGCATATGCATATACAGATGTAACTCAAAAAGAAAAGATTCAGGTAAAGATCTCCACAGCTCTTAAGGATATTACCTTTGAGGATAAGAACCATGGTCTGAAGAAGGGAGATACTATCAGAGTCAAGTCCATCGGTATTGAAAAAGATATTGAAAAGACAAGAAACTGGGATTTAAACTTCAAGGCTAGTTGGAAAGTAGATACAATTACTCTTCTTGATGCTCCCTCCAAAAAGTATAGTGTCAATTTAACGTCTAATCATATCCTGAATTTGAACAATGATGTTGTTCTCACTGATCGTGATGGAAATGAAACTAAAGGAACCGTTTCTTCCATCCCTGGAAAGGATAGTTTTGTTGTTGTTACACAAACATTAGTTGATACTACAAAGGATTTCTCTGTAGAGAATCAAACTCTCTACACAAACTCTGCAGATTATCCATATCTGGATAAGTATCTTGTAAATGTTCAGAACACTTATTCCAAGTTTAACAATGATGTTCTTGTTGCGTCCAACTCTCTTCCATCATTTGAAAATATCTCTGTAGATCCATATAACAGAAAACTCAAGTTTACTGGTTCTGCAACTAATAATGTTATCACATTGGTCACTACTGGTGATCATGGTTTCTTCACTGGTGATGCAATCTATCTTACTCCTGGAGAAACAATCACAACTACAAATTTTGATGGTATCTTAGTCAATACAGTTACACAATCATCATTTGAAGATGTAAATGAGGGTGTGTACTACGTTAAGAGAATTGACTCCTTCAGTATTAAACTTGCAAAGAGTAGATCAAATCTTTATAGTGATGTTTATGTTACCTTGAATGGTAGTGTCACTGATGTATCTTTTGAATACTATAACTTCTACGGAAAAACATTTGAACCACAACCCATCTACAGAGGTATTCTTGAACCTGTAAACAAGAGTGGTGAATACAAAACCGTCACAGGACATACTGGTATCCTGAATAATGGTGTTGAGATTCTCAACTACAAATCACCTAACAAACTGAACTACGGTTCAGTTCAAGATTTTAAAGTTGTAAATCGTGGTAACAGTTACGATATCATCAATCCACCTATCCTGAGAGTTAATGATAGTGTAGGAACTGGTGCAACTGGTATTGTTAATGTCAAGGGTGAGTTAGAAAGAATCGATATCCTCGATAGTGGTTTCGATTATCAAGAGAGACCTATCATTTCCATATCTGGTGGTAATGGTATTAATGCTTCGGCCGAAGCAAGA